GGAAGCGATCCTAATTCTCCACGAGGCCACTTGATTCTAAATTCATTATTTTTTTCTATATCACCAGAAAGTCTTTCTTGTACTTGTTCTAAATCTTTTTCTAAAAGTGTGCCTTTAGTTTCTAAATTATTTAATCGTTCTACAACTCCAAAATAAGACCAAACACCTAAACCAACTGCTGCCACAATGGACAGTAGATTACGCATAGGCATAGAAATTGCTGTGTTATCTGATATTTTCATTACTCTAACTTAGCGTCTATTCTTTTCTTGAGTTCTGCTCTTTCTTTTTTAACTTCTTCCAACTGATCTTTTAATTCTTCACTATCAGGATTTTCTCTTACAAGTTTTTTAAGTTCATAATATTGTTTTGTAAGTTCACGATATTCGTATGTATCTATTCTTAGATTAATTTGCTCTTTTATATCTTTTATTTCTTTAGCATCTACATATCTATCATCAATAAACCAAATACCTGTAATAAAGGTGATGATAAGAGCGGCACTTCCTAATGTTTTTAATATTTTCATTGTTTCTTCTTTCCTCTCATATAATGTTCTGAAGGCTCATAATTCCATTTTTTTCCATGATGACCTCTTACGTCAGCATAAAACATTCTTAATTTAACTATGATTTTTTTTAATGATAGAGACACCTCAATTAGGCCCCCCGCACCATGCCAGTAAAAACAAAGCCGCGAATAAAATTATTGTAAAACATCTTTGTCTTTGTCTTCGTCGATGTGCTGCTAATTTTTGAAGACGTAATCTTCGAAGCTTTAATGTCTTGTATCTCATGCATCCTACCCATTATTGACACCACTCGCATTCGTTTGTATCATCTACTACTAAACCTTCTTCTTTAGGTCTACATTCACATTTTTTACATGCGCAGGTGCCGTATTCATCAGCATGAAGATCGCCGCTACAATGACAATTGTGATTACATTGTTTGCACTTAGCCATCTTTTGTCCTATTTAGTTGCTAGTTCGTATAATATAAATACAGCAATAACTATACCAATAGTAATTTTTTTATTAGTAATAGCTAACGTCCATATTTTTTTAGCATTTTGTTTTATATTTTCCATAATATACTCCTATTTTATTTTATTATACCCCAATTGGCGCCAGATTCATAGTCTACTTTATTCGGAATTTCAAGAGAAACAGCGTCTTCCATAATATTTATTATTTTTTCCGCGTGTTTTTTTGATTTTACAGATATATCTAGTTCATCATGCACCTGTATATGTGGAATAATGCCTTCTTTATATAGCTCTAACATTGCTTTTTTGGTCATATCTGCCGCACTTCCTTGGATTAGTTTATTTAAAGCTTTGTAAGTATATGCTCTCTTGATCCCTGGTCCGTGTTCCGTGAGCGCTGTATCATGTGGTAATGCTTTGTGAATTCCAAACTGGTTTGGCTCCCATAAATGGAAGCGACAAAGGCGACCAAGAAGAGTTCTAATTCGACCACGATCCTGGGCACGTTGCATAACATTGTCCATTAATTGTTTTACGAATGGAACCTTATTATGATATTGTCTAAATAGTTCTTCCGCTTTTTCCTTACTCACTCCAAGTTCAGCTTGAAGTTTATTTTTCCCCATACCATAGAACAGGCCAAGATTTATGGTCTTGGCCTGATATCTAGGTATCTCTGCCATGTCTGCGACGATAGTATGAAAGTCTGCATTACCCCCTTTATATGATTCCAATACTTCGTCCACTCCGTAGAGATTCTGTAAAGTCGCATAATGTACTACCAACCTAGGCTCTTGCTGAGAATAGTCAAAACAACCCCATGTATGGCCTTTCTCGGGCACAAATAATGACCTTATCTTGGGTCCAATTTCCTTATCTCTGGCTGGTATTTGCTGTAAATTTGGGTTTGAATACGAAAATCTTCCAGTTACTGTTCCTCCATTATCTCCTCTTAATTGGTTGATTTCAGCGTGAATTCTACCTTTGTGATTATGCTTTAATATGGTATCTATAAATGTGGTATGGGCCTTATTAATTTCTCTGGCTCGGGCTATTCGTTTCACTAGTGGGTGGGGGTGATTCTGAAGAAAGTTTTTTGTAAATGATGGAGAATCTGTTTTTTCAGTGCGGTCGAATGGTAGGTCAAGTTTTTGAAAAACTTGGGCAATTGAACGTGCAGCCCATATTTGAACATCTACTTGTGTTTCTTTTTTTACTAATTGTAAGCATTCTTTTTCTTCTCCAAGTAATTCTTCTTTTAGTTTGTGCGCAGACTCGGTATCTACTCGCACTCCTAAAAAACGCATATCGACCAGGCACGGAAAAAGTTCAGTCTCTAAATCAAAAATAGAAGTTAAATCTTGGTGTAATATTTCTTTCTTGAGTTCTTGCCATAACTCTAAAGTTATCTCGGCATCCTTTTCTGCATATGCGCCGACATAAATGGCAGGTAGTATATACATTTCTGCCTTGGCGTCAACTCCCCAACTCTTAGCAGCTTCATATAATTCTGTTTCATTCTTTCCTTTTCCAGTGTATCTTTTAGCACAGTTGTTTAGGTCATAGCGCATTTGATTTTCATCAACCAAAGCCGAGGCTATCATTGTGTCGACTATTTTACCGCTAATACTTAAACCGAGCGCGCGTATCCAACAAACGTCATACATGGCGTTGTGAAAGATTTTTGTTGCTGGTGTATTTAGTATACCTTGAAACCATTTCAAGACTTTTTTACGATCTAAATTACCGCCGCCCTCATGTGCAATTGGATAATAACCAGACCAATCTGTAACAGCGACAGCTATTCCAACGACTTCTCCTACACCAACCACCGCACCAGATCCCATTCTAATATTTAAATTTGGATCTTTGGTCTCTAGGTCAATTGCTATCTCATCATATTTAGATAGATCTGGAAACTCCTCTGGCGGTAGCCATTCTGTCTGTGGTTTAAATAGTGGTGTTTGTATCATTTATTTCCTTTAGATTTAAAAACTTGGCTCATTTCAGCCTCATCTCCATAATCTCTTTCTATTGCCATATTAATATAATGTTTTGCTTTCTCCAAATCTTGTTTTTGTCCTTTCTGTTTATGCCTGCATAAATATTTAATTGCGTTTCCTTCTGCGAACGGAATATTATTTTTATTTATAAATTCTGATGGCTGAATTTTCATGTTCTGGTAATGAGATCCTCCTATCTGGTGGTCATATACTTTCATATTATAAATCCTTTGTTGTGTTGTTTTGGGTATATGATATGTAAATTTTCTTTTGTTCGAGTTGCACCTACATAAAATAATCTATTTTCATCATCAGGATTTTTTTCATAATTTTCCATTGTTGTTTTAGTAAGATCAGTAAGAAGCACTACGTTTTGTGATTCTCCTCCCTTAGCTGCATGTATCGTAGATAATTCTATTCTTGGTTTTTTATTTAAAGCTTCTCCGTTAGCTCTCATCTTTCTTAAATATTCTACTCGTCTTGTTCCTGCATCGTTTAATGATTCATACCAAACCTTTTTAGTTCTTAATCCATAATCTTTTGTAAGTTGATCTATTCCAAAGAAAGAATCTTTTGTCATACCTTTTATTTTTTCTTTTTCCCAATGATCTGGTCCCATATATTTAGAAATTTTTTCAATTTGTTTATAAGACAATAATTGTCCTTGTCTTAAATGTTCCCAATCTGTCGCTGATTCTTGTAAATCTTTCTCATAGCTACGTTTATTTTTAGTTTCATAATATAAACCTTTACGATATAAAGTATCTTCTATTTCTTTTAGCATAAATTTTGTTCTAGCTAAAACCAGCCATTCGCCTTTTAACATATCTACTGAATCAATATCAAAATGTCTGTGTAAATTTCCTTCATTTGTTTTAGGTCTCCAATTTTTATTTATTCTATTTTTAATTTTATTTATAATTCCCATTGCTAAAGCATGAACTTTCATTGGAATTCTATGTGATTGTATTAATGGAAGATTGATCATTTGATCTTGTAACGCTATGAAAGAATCTACATCAGCACCAGCCCATTTAAATATAGCTTGATCATCATCACCCGCAATAAAAGTATCTTCTGTTTTATTCCAGATAGTTTTTGTCATATCCCATTGCATAAGAGATAGGTCTTGTGCCTCATCAATAAAAACAACATCGAAGTCTGGAGATTTATCTGATTTTATAAAATCTAAAATCATGTCATTAAAATCTTTTAGATTATATTCTTTTTTATATCTTCTTAATTCATTGTGAATGATACGTAATTTATCTAATTCTAAATCCTGAGTGTGTTCTTGTTTATTATATTGTTGTTCAGGAGTTATATTTCTAAGTTGTGCTAATTGTATAATTTGTAAATATTCACTATCAGAAGTAAATATACCATGATCTTCTTGGTGTTCTGCATAAGATACAGGGAATCCTAATTTTTTACCCAAGTCTTTATAATGTCTTGGTTGCATAACCTGATCTTTTTTATAGCCTAGTTTTCTAAATGCTAATGAATGTAAAGTTCTAAAATATGGAAGGTCATCTTCTGTAAGATTAAATTTTTTAATTGCTCTATCTCTTGCTTCGTATGCAGCTTTTTGAGTAAAGGCAAAATAACCTATTTTATCTGGATCAGTTTCTTTTAAATAATTATCTACTTTATTTAAGAGTGTAGTTGTTTTTCCTGTACCTGGTGGTCCTAATACTATTGTTTTCATTTAACTCTCCTAAAAAAACTTCTCCATATAGCTGATCTAATAATAGAGACCACAGTAAATATTAATGCGATTCCCAAACTATCTAAAATAGTTGGATGCAATCCAAAGAATGGAAATAAAAAAATCTGTATGAGTATGGCTAAAATTAGGCCACTACCTACATCAATAGAGCTTTCAATAAAACACCTTAGTTTCATAAAATTTTATCTCTTTTTTTAATATTTTTAATATGTTCTAAGGGCTGTAAATTACTATAGTGAAAACATGCATGCTGCTGCAGTGGACATGTCATATCAAATTTAGAACAAGGTATTATATGGTCTATATCCCAATTTCTAATAGCACTTTTTTTGCCGTAATTTTCCCATGTCATCCAAGGTTCAAATTGTGATTCCAAATGCTTTTTTAAAAAATCTTTTGTGCAACCTAATAAT